ATTTCTCAATTTTGGGGGCACTAATATCTATAAGGCAAGCCAAGTTGAACAGCTTGGAAGACTTTTTTGTGCAGGATCCGTCAAGGCCGGCGATCACTTTGTGTTTACTGATGCCTGGCATCCGGGTATTATTAACCTAAAGTACATGAGTGAGTTACTGGGCATTCCAGTAGTTACACACGGTCTATGGCATGCTGGCAGTTATGATCCTCAAGACTTCTTAGGTCGTCTTGTTGGTAAGAAGAAGTGGGTTAGACATGCTGAGAAGAGCTTTTTCTACGCATTTGATCACAACTACTTTGCCACAGACTTTCACATCAAGATGTTTGTAGACAATCTTTTAGAAGATGGTTATAAAAGTGAGAATCCTTGGTATGAGTTAGATTTTGAAGATTATCTAACCAGTGGCAAGATTGTACGCACAGGTTGGCCTATGGAATATTTCCAAGATACCCTTGCACCTTATAAAGGCATGAAGAAACGAGACATGATCTTGTTTCCGCACCGTATTGCTCCAGAGAAACAAGTTGAGATTTTTAGAGACTTGGCTACACATTTGCCGCAATACGAGTTTGTTGTTTGTCAAGATACGCAACTTACTAAGCATGAGTATCACTCATTACTGGGTCAAGCTAAGATGGTGTTCAGTGCTAACCTACAAGAAACACTGGGCATTAGTTGGTACGAAGGTGCTGTAGTAGATGCTATTCCCTTAGTCCCTGATCGACTAAGCTATAGTGAGATGGCATTTGATACTTTTAAATATCCAAGTGCGTGGACTGAAAGTTTTGCGGCATACGAGACACATCGTCCTAATTTATGTTTTGCCATTATGCAACACATGGATAATTATGAAACACGTTTGCCACATATAAAAAAACAAGTAGAGATATTACATGAGCGATTCTTCTCAGCAACAGAACTCATTAGACAACTTGCTAACTGATACTATTACAATAACAGGATCTAATGACTATTCGTACATCTACGACTCGTCCAGTATGTCAACTATAACATTAAGTCCTTCTATATCTACTTATAGTATTGGAACAGCAAGTCCTACTATAAGCACAGTATCAATAGATACTACTCAGTTTTCATGGAACTTGCCGGAAGAATGGGTCAATAGTTTCCCAGACTGGCAACGTGTAGAAGATATGTGTAAAAAGTATCCGGGATTAGAAATAGCATTGAGAAATTTTCGAACTGTATATACACTTGTAAAGGATGATTATGATAATCCAAAAGTTAACAAATAAACTTGTTTCTTACTTAGAAAAACATGATCGTAAAAGAATTATTATGGATAGAGTTAGCAAAGAGCCGTTGCTCACACGTTACTACATCTTTCTTAAGGACAGAGCAAAGTTTCCATTTAATGTGTTCATTCACAAGTTTCATAAGTCAGATCCCGATGATGTGCATGATCACCCATGGCCTTACGCTACACTGATTTTAAAAGGTGGGTATTATGAATGGACTCCTGTATTCGATAGAGAAGGAAAGAAAATTGCAGAAACCTGCTCATGGAGAGGACCTGGACATTTTCGTATATGTAAGGCCAACAGTTATCATCGCATTGAGCTCGATCCTGCTGTAACTGCTTGGACAATGTTTATACCAGGCCCCCAAAAGAAAGAATGGGGATTCCTCGTAAAGAATAAATGGATACATAATGAGCAATACCTCGAAGAACGTCGTCAGTAATGGATTGGTTGGAAGTACAGTATCGGTTGGATACGGTGCTACACCACCAACTCATAATCTCCCCGGATATGTAGGTGCTTCGCAGCCGTTGACTATTGGACAAGTTTATACTACTAACAATACCAGTTTAGGAGGTGGTAGTAGTGGACAGTTTTTAACAAGTGGATCAAACGGCACAGGTTGGACCAACCTTGCTGACAATGTATTAGTTGCTAAAAACAATCCGCCAGAATTAGAAGTTAAAGGTCGAATGATTTTAAACGGACGAGATGTAGAAGAACGGTTGAACACAATCGAAAAAGTCTTGCAAATTCCCGAAAGAGATGCTATACTTGAACGTAAGCATCCGAAGCTAAAGAAGCTACACGATGAATACATTAAAGAACTTTCTAAATATAGAATGTGGCAAGCAATTAAAGGAGATGAATAATGGAACTACATGAATCAGTTAGAGACACGTATAAAAAAATAGTAATTAGAAACGATATCGGTTTTCGACTCACTCTAACAAAACATGAGGTTAGTAAACCCACCGGATTGTTTAGTGTTAATATGATACAGGAAAGTTTAAAAACAGACGGAACTATTTCAGATAGTCAAACATACAATTTCTTTATGACTAAAGAAGAATTACAGGCGTTAGCCTCCGGCTTAACGGCATAACATGCCAACTGATTTAGAAAAGGCGTTAAATGATGGCACTGCTCCTTGGAAAGAAATTGAATATAGAACAAAAGTCTTCTGGATCTTTAGAGACCCTACAGCACCGTGCGAAGGTTATTTGTGCTTTGTGCCTACCTTCAAAACAATGGACTGTCTCTTCGAAACATACCGTGCAGCCTATAAATGGGGCTACGAAGGTATTGAATCAGAAAAATGGCAAGGATTTAACATAATGCAAAGCGTAGGTGATATTGCTGGGCAAAGCGGATTGTATCCACACATACATATGATTCCAAGACGAGACGGGGATCTAAATCAATGAAACAGGCTGCATTGGCTCTTGTGTTACTGATAGTTGTGTTACTTCTTTCCGATTGCAAAGACAATAATGAACACGTATACGATTGCGGAATGGCTGAATGGCATCCGGATATTCCTTCAGCAGTAAAAGAAGAATGTAGGAAAATACGCAGTCAGCGTACAAACAAGCATACATGATCTCACTTAACTTTATCATTAGTAATCCATGGAGTGATCTATTTAAACATGTACAAGCATGGAATGGACAATTATCTGTTAATAAAGCATGGGAAATTGAAATATATAGATCCAATACTATTATAGAATTTGAATCAAAATTTACAGTGCGGCAAGACCATGCAGGACTTACTATTGGATTAGGATTGTTTAGTTATACCCTTAGAGCACAATTCTATGATACAAGACATTGGGATTATGCAGAAAAGAAATGGTTGGGATTAAATGTTTGAGTATATGCCACGTATCGGAATTATAGGCTTAGGATTTGTAGGCTCTGCTATTAAAGATAACTATTTCGATTATAGTTTATATCTTATAGACACGGATACATCAAAAGGGTACACAGATACATACGACGACATTAAAGATGCCGAAGGTATTTTTGTCTGCGTACCAAGTCCACAAAATGCAGATGGCAGTTGTAATAGCACTATTTTAGAAAATGTTTTAAAAAATTTAAAAGATTATAATGGTGTAATTATTTCCAAAGTAACTGCAACACCAGATGTCTACGAACGATTGCAAATGGAATATCCTAATCTTGTGTATGTTCCTGAATTTTTAACTGCTGCCAATGCCGCTGAAGATTATGCCAAAGAAAACTGGGCTGTGATTGGTGGTAGTACGTTAGCTTATCAACGAGAAGCCGAACGTGTTATAAAATATACTAAATCAACTGTTGACTCAGTCTATTGTAGTATAGGCGAAGCTTCTATGGTAAAATATATTATTAATTCGTTCTTAGCAACCAAAGTAGTGTTCATGAACGAAATGTGTCAACTGGCAGAAATTAATGGTTACAATTGGAATAGGATTCGAGGTATGATATCTAAAGATCCTCGTATCAATATTAGCCATACCCAAGTACCAGGTCCTGACAAACAATTCGGTTTTGGGGGTATGTGCTTTCCAAAAGATACAAGTGCATTAATCTGTTATGCAGAAAACCTAAATACAACTCTTAATGTTTTGAAAGAAGCAGTTAAGAAAAACATGTTACTTAGGTTGCAAGAACCTAAATAAAGTAGTATAATGTACAATAGTCATCCACGACAATAACTCGGAGAATAATAATTGACAACTAAATTTATATCAGATACTGCACTTAAACCCCCAGCAGAATTTAAGGCAGATAATTATGTACCTTTGAAACATGAAGTATATGTAAAAGCAGGTGACGACATGTCAGACAAAGGCTATCAAGAAGCATATTTTGCAGATGTAATTCGTACTAAAATGAAACGTGACAATAAGCGTTTCTGGGCAGGTGATAACATCAGTGACTATCTACACGAAGGCGATGTAGAAAAACTAATCGATGAAGCAACCGAAGCATTTGAAACAGTATTAGATCGTTTGCTAATTGATCGTGAGAATGATCCCAACAGTAAAGGCACAGCACGACGTCTTGCTAAAATGTACTTTAATGAAATTATGGCAGGCAGATATGAACAAGCACCAGACGCAACAGCATTTCCAAACGATTCCGCAGACCGATATGAAGGTATGCTTGTGGTTAGAAGTGAGCTACGAAGTATGTGTAGCCATCATCACCAGCCTGTATCTGGCGTTGCTTATATTGGTATCATTGCAGCCAACAAACTCATCGGTCTTAGTAAGTACACTCGTATTGCTCAGTGGTGTGCTCGGCGTGGTACACTACAAGAAGAACTATGTAATGACATTGCTCGCGAGATTAGCAAGGCTACTGATTCAGAAAACGTAGCAGTCTATGTGCAGGCAGTGCATGGATGCTGTGAGAATCGTGGCATTATGGCGCACTCGTCATTAACACAGACCACAGTGTTACGAGGAACATTTAAAGATGATCCTCACACAAAGAAAGAGTTTTTTGATAATATTAAATTGCAACAAGAGTTTGCACCACGTTAAAAGGAAAATAAAATGACACAAAAAATACCAAATGTAACATTCGCATTTCGCGAAGGAGATGAAGAACCTACTGGTGGCGGTTGCCCAATTGGTGGAGACTTTGTTTTTAAAACCAGCACTGATCTATTTGCCAACAAACGTGTAGTAGTATTCAGTCTACCAGGAGCATTTACACCAACATGCAGTACATATCAATTGCCAGGTTTTGAAGAGCAATTTAATGATTTTAAAGCACAGGGCATTGATGAGATTTATTGTGTCAGTGTTAACGATGCGTTTGTTATGAACGAATGGGGCCGTGCTCTTAAAATTAAAAACGTCAAGGTTATCCCAGACGGTGCAGGCGCTTTTACAGCAGGAATGGGCATGACAGTTGACATGAGTGCTATTGGATTTGGCCCACGCAGTCGTCGTTATGCCGCAATTATTGACAATGGCACAGTAGAACACATGTTTGTAGAACCAGAATCCAGTGCTACTGATCCTGATCCATATGGAGTTTCGAGTCCAGAGAGTGTAATGAAACACTTACAGAAAGAATAATATGAGCCAAGTATACGTAATCAAACCTCTGGAAAAGAAAAGCATTGTCTACCACGTAGAAATGTTCCGTGATAATCCCGACGGTACTACAAGTTGGTTTAATATTGACGAAACGTATCGTTGGGGTCAAGGCTTTATTGAAGCTGATATGGACTGTAATCTTCCCTGGGAAGGTGATCCCGTTGCCTACGCTAAAACGGATTGTGGATGGGGCTCGGAATTTGACGACAGCATTAGTGTTGAATGGGAATTCAGCGACGATATTACAGAACTTGAGCAACAAGAATTAAAAGAACTCTACTATGAAGGTGGAGCAGCCTGGCTCTATGACGGAGAGCATGACTGGCAGGAAGAAGACGCTGCCGTACACATCATTGCACCATACCAAGTGGATCTGTGTGAAGATGACGGTACAGTCATTGAAGAAAATGTCAAACTAAAAACTAAACCAGATCCAAGCAATACTTGGCCTTTTCCAAATTAAGGAATATTATGAATTCAGTAGACATGGCTAACAATTTAATCTTTAGAGCAAAGAACTTAACTGAGTTTACTGTTACTACTGAGGTACCGGATGACTTTAGGTTTAATGGTGAGATTCCATTTGACATGCAGATTAAAGATAGTATAATAATAGCTAATGTGTGGGCTGTAGACTTCAATGAGGCTGCAAAAAGATTAGATGATTTTTTAGGAACATGTAAATGAAATGGTTTAAAAAGATAGTAGCCAGTTGGGCAAGAGAAGGTAGAAATTATGAAGAAGATTCTTTACAACCTAACAGATTAATCAGTACTGCTGAATGTGCATCTATCAGCGATGACCCTGTACTAAACTTTAAAATCTACTCAGCAGTAGGTGGTAAGGTTGTGGAGTTTAGACGCTATGATCGCAAGAGTGATCGCAATGACTCTACTACTTACATTATTACCAATGATCAAGATTTTGGCGAACGCATTGCTAAAATTGCAACAATGGAACAATTAAAATTATGAAAAATGTAATTAACTTTATTGTGTGGCAATGGACTAAGTGGCAAGTGTGGCAACGTATATATGCAATTGCTATGATTCTTGTAATTATAGGGTTTTTACTGCCTGGCATAATTGGTGCATTTTTATTAGTAGTAGGATTAACATCGTTACTATCGTGGATGTTTAAATGGGCAGTATGGGACTCTATTACTAATGCATACAAGGAATTTAAGAAAGAACATAGTAATGAATAAACAACTTAAAGAAGTAATGGATATTACTCAAGAAGAATGTGCAGAAGTTATACAAGCAATTAGTAAAATTAGTCGATTTGGTATTGACAATCTTAAGCCTGGCAAACCTAAAACTAATAGAGAGCACCTTGAAGAAGAACTTGGCGATTTATATGCCATGATTGAAATCTTGCAAGATATGAATGTAGTGTCTTGGTCTAATATTGAAAAAGCGGCCGAGGCTAAGAAAGAAAAATTAAAGATATGGTCTACTATATATGAGCAAAATTAAAATTGCAGAGCTGTTCTACAGCATACAAGGTGAAGGACGCTATATGGGTGTTCCTTCTGTTTTCTTACGTACATTTGGATGCAACTTCACGTGTGCAGGCTTTGGTATGCCACGGGGTGAATTGAGTATGGAAGCCGCAGGTATTGCGGCTACACATTCATTGATTACACCTTTTCAAAAGTACGAAGAGCTGCCGTTAGTAAGTACAGGTTGCGACAGTTATGCAAGTTGGATGCCTGAGTTTAAAGATTTGTCGCCTATGCTTACCAGCGAAGCAATTACAGATCGTATTATGGAAATTATTCCACATAACGAGTGGAAGGATGAACACTTGGTTATCACAGGTGGTGAGCCGTTGTTGGGTTGGCAACGTGCTTATCCTGACTTGCTAAACAATCCTAAAATGAAGGCTCTAAAAGAGATTACATTCGAAACAAATGGCACTCAAAAACTTACTCCAGAGTTTAAGGCATACTTAGCCAAGTGGAATAGTGAAGTAGGCAAGGAACTTACATTTTCAGTAAGTGCTAAACTTCCAGCAAGTGGCGAAAAGTGGGATGAAGCTATTCTTCCAGAAGTAGTATGTGAGTACGAACAAGTCGGTACAGCATACTTAAAGTTTGTTGTTGCAACGGAACAAGATATTGCAGATGCAGAATGTGCTGTGGGTGCATTCCGTAGTGCAGGATTTAAAGGACATGTTTATCTAATGCCAGTAGGCGGTGTTGAAAGTGTTTATACACTTAACGCAAAGAATGTAGCACTGGCAGCTATGAAGCGTGGATGGCGTTACAGTGATCGTTTGCAAGTGCCGTTATTTAAAAATGAGTGGGGTACATAATGAATTTTATTAAACGTATATTTGGCATTGATAAACTTGAAGCACAGACTGTTGCCGCAATGGAGGCTGCAGAACGTGCTACTCAAATTGCTAAAGACGCAACCGATGCGGCAGAACGTGCTACTGAAGCAGAAAAGCAAGCCAAGTCAACTCCCAAAGAACGTGCTACTGCTAAGGGCGAGCCATGGGTAAGTGTATTAGATACTCATGTTAATAAAGATAATATTAGAAATGGCTTTTTCGAGCTTGACTGGAATGACTTGTTTGTGTTACAATTGAAACAAGCTGGTTATGGATTTGACGGTGATCCGGACGAAGAGATAGTAGATCGTTGGTTCAGAGACATTGTTAAGAATATGCTGGCAGAGGAAGGCATGGATCCCGGTAGGGGTGCAGGCTATATTAATGTAACACCAATTTCAAAAGGCAAGTCAGAAGTTTCATGACATATATTTTAGTAGACACTGCTAACACATTCTTTCGTGCTCGACATGTAGTACGAGGCGATGCCGATATTAAAATTGGTATGGCATTACATATTACATTTAACAGCATTAAAAAAGCATGGCAAGATTTTGAAGGGAAACACGTAGTGTTCTGCCTTGAAGGTCGAAGCTGGCGCAAAGATTATTATAAACCATATAAAGCTAATCGAGCAGAAACTCGTGCGGCTATGACTGTTAAAGAACAAGAAGAAGATAAATTATTCTGGGAAACGTTTGATACATTTAAAGATTTTGTTATTAACAAGACAAATTGTACAGTATTACAGCATAAACAATTAGAAGCAGATGATCTTATTGCAGGATTCATTACAGCTCACCCTGATGACAACCATGTGATCATTTCGACAGACAGCGATTTTCATCAGTTGATTGCGCCCAATGTTAAGCAGTATAACGGTGTAGCAGAGACACTCACTACACACGAAGGCATCTTTGACAAGAAAGGTAAAATGGTTAAGGACACTAAGACTGGCTTACCTAAAGATATTCCTAATCCAGATTGGATCTTGTTTGAAAAATGTATGCGTGGTGACAGTTCAGACAATGTCTTTAGTGCCTATCCTAAGGTTCGTAAGAACAAGTTAGAAGAAGCATTTAAGGATCGTAGCAACAAAGGCTTCGCGTGGAATAATATGATGCTTCAGCGTTGGGTTGACCACCAAGGACAAGAACATCGTGTACTTGATGACTACGAACGTAATAAACAACTTATTGATCTTAAAGCACAGCCTGACGATATTAAAACTATCATTAAAGACATTATTGCAACTAATGCCAAACCTAAAATGGTTGATCAGGTTGGCATAAGATTATTAAAGTTCTGTCAACTATACGATATGAAACGAATGGTAGATAGCATACAGTCATATGCAGAACCATTCCAGGCAAAATACAAAATTGTAAAGGAAACATTATGACAGAAATTCATGCTAAGCCTATTGTAGATGGAAAATTTTGGATTGTCGAACAAGACGGAGAAAAGATTGGAACATTACATAAGAAAGAAAATAACAAATATATGTTAAGTAGCAAAGACGGTAGTAGTTTCTTTGGAAAAAAAGAAGAACTTATAAAGGCCTTTGGTAAAGATTTCTTTAGTGGTAAAATTAAAACTACAATTAGTGATAAAGAAGAAAATAGAGATGTACACGGATACCCTACCAGTTGTCAACCGTACAATCCAATGTACAACGTACAACAGAAATTGCCGCTTTTTACAAAAAGCCCTGCAAGTAAAAGTCTGTATTGTGCAGGGTATTACATAATTAGATTTGATAAAGGATGGGTTAAATCTTTTTGTCCTAAATTAATTACTATTGAGAGATACGAAAATCGTGGGCCTTTCAAAACAGAACTTGAAATGAAACAGGTAATGAGTAATGTCAAATCCGATTAATACAATTCCTATACAGCAATTTATTCAACAAGTGAAAAGTGCTGAATTAAGTAATCAAAAAGAAATTAAAATGGATACTAAGACAGCAAAGATGCTGTCTTTTTGTCTTTCAGAACTTACTTTAAAATTGCTCGAAGATCAAGACATATTATTAAACAAACTGATGCAAAATCAGGGCGGTGGTGATCTTACTGTTAAGATGGATGGCGGCGGATTTTCTAACAGTTAATGATAAATATATGCGTATATTTAGAGGACGCATATATGAGTAGACCAAAGCCAAAAGTGCTCTTAGAGTACACTAACAAAAAGAATTATAAAACTGAACAAGTTTTAGAATCTGATGCTATCTGGGCTGTGTTTTATAAGAGCGAGCCGTTTAATTTAAAGAATTTTAATAGTCTTACCAGTTACCCGGGTCCTAAATATAAAAAAGTTAGTTTTAGCAATCCTGGACATGCAATTAACTTAGCTAAGAAATTAAATCAAATGTTTAATTGTCAAGATTTCCAAGTGGTTAAATTAACTGCTGGTGAAATTGTAAAATGATCAGCAGAGAATCATATACTAAAATTTTTCTCAAAGCGTTAGACCGTAGTTGTGACGAGGCTAATGTTAAACTACACATACAAAAAATTTGGCAAAGTAAGCGTACTAAAGAGACTGGCGGTCTTAGACTTAGCGATGAAGGCTACGAATTTTTAATTGGCGAGTTACAGTTAAAAGAATACGAAGTTCCATTTAGTGATAGAATTGAATTGAGCCCTCAAACTATTATATTCTTTGATCAATTCTTAGATTGTCCATATTACTTAACTGCCCAAAGTTTAACTGTATTTTCGGAAAAAAAGGCTTTTGAGTTGTACATGTTTTCGGACGACATTCGAAAATACGGGTTAGTTAAAGCTATGAATTCCAGAAAACATGATAGCCAAACGGGCGAAAACTCCTAAAAAATCTGTTGACGAAGAAGCTGTTAGGCAGTATAATAGATACATAGACAGTTAATTTTAAACACTTTTTTAACCCTGGAGAATATATGAGCGAGATTGTTTCACGTACCGTTGGCCCTAAAGCTGCCAAAAAGTCTATTCGTCGTGCCTTTAAAGCACAACGTCCAATCTTCCTGTGGGGTCCTCCAGGAATTGGCAAATCCGACATCATTAAACAACTTGGTGTAGAGCTCGAAGCTCACGTAATTGATATCCGTTTGTCACTGTGGGAACCCACTGACATTAAAGGTATTCCATATTTTGATGCTAACGCAGGCAGAATGAATTGGGCTCCTCCTATTGAATTGCCCGATGACATTGAAGCTGCCAAACACAAAAACATTATCCTGTTCATGGATGAAATGAACTCTGCGGCTCCTGCTGTACAGGCAGCGGCTTACCAGTTAGTGTTGAACCGTCGTGTTGGCACTTACCGCTTGCCAGACAATGTTTTAATTGTTGCCGCAGGTAACCGTGAAGCTGACAAGGGTGTTACAT